TTCCAAACGTGATGTCACCGGCGGCCTTGAGCGTGCCGCTGTACACAAGCGCGTCCGTGCCGTCGCCCTTGGAATCAGGGACGACGTTGTAGTTGCGCTTGAAGGCGGGACGGGTACCGGCTGCGCCATCGAACAGGTTGACGTTGACGATTTCGACCTGTGCCGCCGTGCCGATCTGCTCCTTGTCGTGTACCTCACGAAGTCGGGCGATGACGGGGTTCTCGGTGTACGCATCAAGCGTATAGGCCAGCGAGGTCGCATAGCCAACAACGTCGGTGCGCTCGGTCTTCTCATGGACATACTGGCGGCTGTACTCCTTCGGGTTTTTGGCTTCCGTCAGGGACGAAAAGCCCTCGCCCATGAGGGTGTAGGTCGGGCTGGCCGCGCCTGCCGCTGCCGTGTTCATAAACGACCGAAATTCGCTTCTGCTTACCAGAACGGGGGTCGGGTTTTCAGGCATGTTCATACGCTCCTTTGCTTGTATTTCAAGCCAAACACGGCTTGGTAGTCTTCATAGCCGTTCTCGTATCGAGCGGCCAGAGAGGGCAACGCGGTCATTTCGATGGAAGTGGCTTGCCGGTTCGCGCCAATCGAGGGTAGCTCCGCGCTTTGAATCCACTTGCTGAACGTGTCCAGCGTCTGCGTCGCCAGCAGTCTTTGTGCTGTGTCCCGCCCGTTGATGTGGACGTAGACCGCGAACGGCCACACCCCAACAAACGTCCCGTCGATGTACTTCTTTTCGATGACCGTGCCAGACAACTGCTGCATCGCCATCGACAGCGGCGCTTTGTCGGTCAGCTCCAGCTCAATCTTCACCGGCTTTGCCGCCCAAGTGTTGATGAACGTGAGCATTGCCCTTGTGATGTCCGTATCGCTCATGGCATTACTCCTTCATGGCCTTGTCCGCAAGTTCCATCCATTCCTTCTTCTTCACCGCTTTGGCCTTCTCAAACCATTGCGCCGAGGCTTGTGGATGCTTGTCTTTCGAGAAATGGTAGCTCGTTCCGTAGTACATCCGGCGGGCGTATATGCTGTTCCATATCACCTTTCCGCTGCCGAGCGATGTACCGTTGATGCCCGAGCGCATGAGCTGTCCGTTGCGCATCGGAACATAGGGGGTGCTGTCCTTCAAGACCTGATTGTCCAGCGCTTTTTGCGCTCGGGCGTACTTGGCCTCAAACCGCGCCATTGTTTGCTGCGTGTTCATCACGATTCTGGCGTTGGCCTTAATCAAACACAATGCACCTCCCAATGCCACATGCGCGGTTTACCGGCCTGCCGCCGGATGATTTTGGCTGCCTTGAAGGTTTGCGCGTTGTCGGGCGGTGCGCCCTGCGCCGTGGGGGTTGCTGTGCCGATAACAGCAAGGTCGCTGCCGTCGTCATGTACCGTCCAATAGCCCGCCTTTGCATTGCTCGCGTCCCATTCCTTGAAGGGCATGTACGGCTTTGCGCTGGACGATTTTTGGTCGAAAACATAGACGATAAGCTCGTCGGCGGGGTTGAGCGTAACGCCTGTTTCCCCGCGTCCGATGGCGATACCCTGCTTCATTCGCGCATACACGCGCTGGATGACACAGGTATGGTACAGCGCGTTCCCGTTGCCGTCTTCCCCGTAGCGGTTGAAGATGGTAACGGTGTCTGGAAGCATCCTGTCAGTCGGCATCGCGGTTCGCCTCCCCAGCGTAAGCCCAGCGGTTCATGTAGCCGCCTTTGCGCAACGTGGCTATGGCGAGCGGTGAAACGGGTATGCCGCCGATGCTGCTGCCTGCTTCCTGCGCGGCTTGGGTCTGCTGCGCCGTGATGGAGTAATCGCCGAGCTTTTCGTTCTCGACGTTCGCGGCTGCTGCAAATCCCGTGTACGCATCCGTGCCGCCCTGTTGGAACAGGTATTCGGTCTGGTATGCCGTCGCTTTCTTGACGTTTTCATCCGTCGCGTCCACGATGGGGCGCATGGCTGCCGCGTCAATGATGTCCGACGCTGTTCTGGCAAGCGCGGGAAAGTCGGTAGCGGGGATGGCAATGCCGCCGAAGGTGTTCGTGTAGTATTCTTGGTCGATGTACGCCATTGTCCTCACCGCCCTTCGCTTACTTGCTCTTGGATTTTGCCTTCGCGGGCTGTTCCTCCGGCTCGGGCTGCTCCTCGGGCGCGGTCTGCGTTTCCGGCTCGGGCGCGGAAAGCTGCCTGATAGTGTTCTCGTAGGTGGCAACTTGCGCGGCCAGCGCATCCCGTTCCTCGGTAAGCCTCGCGTTTTCGGCCTGTACCGCTTCGAGCTGCCGAGCAAGCGCTTCCGCAATAGGCTCGGGCGCAGCGCTCCGCACGACGGGGTTTTTGGTTCGCGGGTCGTACTCCGTCCAGCCGTCGGCAAGCAATGGTTCGAGTTGGTCTTCCCGGACGCGCCGCTCCCGATTGCCTTTCACAACGATGTGCAGCATGGGGTTTCTCCTTTCTGCCGATTTACGGGAGGGGCTTTCGCCCCTCCCGTTGTAGTTACGCCTTCACGTTGAGCTGGCAAGTGCCGGTGCGAACGACCTTGTTATCCTTGTTGAGTTCGACAACGCGGATGTAGTGGTTCGCGGTCTGGCCGGTCAGGGTGGCGGGGTTGCTGGACAGGTCGGTGTAGCCCTCGACGGTGTCGCCGAGTTCGGGCGCGTCGATGGCGGTGGCCGCAATCTTGTACGCGAGGGTGTTGCCCGCCGCGCTGCCGTTGCCCGCCACGGTGATGACGGTGTCGCCCGCCGTGGCGGTGCCAGCGGCAGAGGCCACAGTCAGAGCGCCAGCCGCGCCCGCGTCAGCCATGACGAAGGCGATGCCGTCGGCCTTGTGCTCAAGGATGAACACATCCTCGTCATCCTCCTCGAAGTAAATCCACTTGCCGTCGCTGCCCGCGCTGGGCGGGTCGAGCTGCGCAAAGGAATAGTTGACGGGGGTGATGACGGACATGGGATGCACAAGGAACATGTCAATCTGCTTGGCGGTGGCAGCGACGACCCAGCCGACGGTGAAGTCGTAAACGGTCTTCATCAGCTCGGGCGGGACGGCGACGATGGAAACGAGGTCGAGCGCCTTGACCATCCGATAGATGTTCGCGTCGCCGGTCTGCACGTCCATGTTGCGCACGATGCCGCTGGCGTTCTTGATGAGGGTGTTCACGGCGGGGGTCACATACAGGATGCGGCCATTGCCGGGGACGCGGCGCTCATCCATGCGCTGCATCAGCTTGTCGAAGGTGGAGAGGACGTTCGCCGTGGAAAGGCTCACGATGTCCGGCGCGTAGTCGAGGGCACGCCAGTCGGAGAAGACCTTGCTCACGAGGTAAGCGTCCATTTCGGGGAACTTCTCCTCGTTGTTCATGGTGGTGGTGATGTTCTCGATGGTCGCCACCATATTGGTCTGCTGGATGTCCTCGGGGTGGACGCTGGTCTTCCACTTGCGACCGTTGTTGAGGGTCTTGGTCTGCCAAGAGTTATCGTAGTTACGGGTAGTGCCGCCGATGGTATCGCGGTCAACCGCAACACGACCGCCGACCTTGATGGTCGGAATCTTGATGGTGTTGGCGTTCACCCACTTGTAGCGACCATTGTTCGGGGTCGCGTAGAGAGCGCCGAAGTTGAGGACGTAGGGGTACATCTGGTCGAGGGAACGACCGTATTCGGTTGCGTAATTCAGAGCAGGCATGTGTATCCTCCTTCTCGTTTCTGGTTACTTCTGCGGGGGCTGCCGCACGAAGTTAAAGCCGCCGCCTTGGAAGAACACCGGCTTATCGTCCGCAGGCTTGCCGCCGTTGAGGGGCTTGGTGAATTTCGGGAAAGGATTGTTCTGGCCGCCGGGAGCGCCAGCGCCTTCCTCGCCGCCGTTGTCTTCCTCGCCCTTGAAGGCGGCGGGGTTGCTCTCCTTGAGCTTTTTCAGCCAATCATCCGCGCCTTGGAAAGAGCCATCTTCCGCGAGCTTGAAGGCTTGCGCCTTAAACGCGCTGATGGCCGCATCGCGGGACAGGTCGCTCGTAAAGCCAATCCCGCTGAAATAGCGGTCTACGGCGTGGTCACGGGCTTGGTCGTCCAGCTTTTTCTGCATTTCGGCAGCCTGCGCTTCCATCGCGGTCTTATGGTCGGTCGCGGCCTTCGTGTATTGGGCTTGCAGGTCATCCAGCTTCTTCTGAAGCTCGGCAGAAGTACCAGCCTGCGTCTTGAGGGCGGCAATATCGGTGTCGCGCTGCGCAAGCTGCTCCGTCAGGGATTTGGTGCTGGCCTTTTCCACGGTGAGGTCGTTTTCGGCTTTGGACAGCGCCGCTTTGGACGTTTCGATGTCCCTGCCGTTTTCATCCATAATCGCGTCGATGGTCGCCTTGTCCACTTCGATGTTGGCCTTCTTGAACAGTTCCGTCAGGAAATCACGCTTCATGGGGTAATCCTCCTTCAAATACGCTTTTTACGGGGTTGCATCCCTTTTGGCGGGCGCTTTACGTCTGTCCGCTGCGACATGCCGCGCTCTTTTACGTCTGTGCTGCCGAAGACATGGAACGTCTGATTGCCGTGGGTCAGCAGCCACCGCCGCCGCCTTTGCCTTTACCCTTGCCCTTCTTCGCCATCTTCCTCACCTCCGTCTTCCGGCTCGAACAGTTTGGGGTTGTCCCGAACGAGCATCAGCAGCCCGTTTGCGAGCGCTTCGACCAGCTTTTCGTCGTGGTCAGCGCTCAATATTCCGGCTGTAAACAGCATTCCGTGGACAATCTCGTGTATAAAGTTGCACTCCATCGTCTGCTGGCCGCTGGCAAGAAGCGTGATGCTTTGGCTGCTCGGGTCTATGCGTCCGCAGTAATGTGGATTAAGCTCGTTCGCCTCTTTGGGGACGACGCTAACGGTGTAGTCAATAGCGCCGATTCTGATGCTTGTCGGTATGTTCATGGCCTCGCCTTCCTGCCGGTGCTACCGGCTATATCGTGATGTCGGCAAACTTGATGGGTGCGGATTGTGGCGCTGGCGTTGCCGTTGCCGCCTGCGCTTTCTTGTTCGCCCATACCGCCTTCGAGCTTACGCTCTGATTAAAGCCGTAGGCCGCTTCCCGCTCGTGTAGGCGGGTGCGGTCTGTCTGCTTGCAGTAGGCGTTGAGCCGTGCCTCCCTGCGCTTGAGCTTCACCGACGCACTGGAAAACTGCGAAGCTAGGGCGGCTTGCAATTCGGGGTCAGTCGCCGCTTGAGCTGCTTCATCAAGGGCGACGCATTCGCGCTTTGCGTCTCGGACATCGCGCTCATACTTCCGTTGATGTTGGCTTTCGTCGTAGACTTGCTGGTTCGATTTCCCGAGCCTTGCGGACGGGTCGCGTTCAAACGTGCGCGTCGATAAGCCCTCGAAATAAGGGAAGAAATTGTGATAACAATTCCAACCACACAAACCGTCGCCGCTACCATATCCCGTAACATCGAAGCTGTCATAGCCGTGTGTCCTCCCGCTTCTGCTGTACACCTGCCCTTGCCATTCCGCGTGGGTTGGCCGCGCTCCCGCGTGGCTCGTTACTTCGACAAGGTCGCATCCCATTTCGTCCATTCGGGTGAGCTGCAACTCTGCCGTCGTTTGGTTAAGTCCAGTCAGGAGCGCCCTTCGCGCCGCAACGTCCATTCGGTCAACATGGCCGGTCGGGTACGCTATTCTCTCAATGCCTTGCGAGCCAAGGTCTTTGATGACGCGGCTCAAAGCGCCCTCATAGGAAAATGCGCCGGACGAAACCTGCATGTAGGCTCTGTCAAGCGCATTCTCGAATGCTTTGGTCGCTGTGTTCGCCGTCGTATTCGTAAAGTTCCGCATCAGGCCGTTGGTCTTTCGGATGCCTGCCTGTATGACCTCCTTGAGCGCCATCGACGAAGCAATCGGGGTCGGGGTCAGTCCCATCTTGTCGTATATCGCATCGTCGTATTTCAGCCCGTCCATACAGGCCTGCGTTATCAGCTTCGCAACCTCCTTCTGCGAGCGTGCAGACAAGCGGGCGACCTCTCGGGCTATGTCTTCCTGCATTATCCGCATATCGCGTAGCTTCTGGATTTGCCAACCGGCGCTGGCCGTGATGCTTTTCGTTTTGACGAGCCTCCGCGATATATCTCCGACGATGTCCTGCTCAAGCTGCGCCCAAATATCGACCAGCATTTCCGGCACATCCATCAGGTAAGCCGGTGTCAGCATTCCATCACCACCTGTTGAGGTTGTAGCGCATGAGGTTCAGCCGTGCTTCCACGGCTTCCGCGTCGTCCCCTGTGAGTGCATGGCGATTGAACAGCATAAGGTTGAGCCGGTTGCGCTCCGTTTCCACAATCGGGGTCGCAAAGTCGCCGAAGGCAAAGCCGCCGGATGAAAAGCTGCCCGTAGCGAACAGGCCTTCCGTAAAGCCCTCAAACGCGAAACAGGCAGGCGGTTCGCCTGCTTGCCTTATAAACGTGTCGGTAAGCGTCGCCGCGCCATTCCTGTTCATCGTTCTCACCCTTCCTGCTGCTTAGAAAAGATACATGATGTTGGCCTCGACCGCGCTGGAAAACACGATTTCGTTGATTTCCATGAACGTCGGCGTGCGCCACATTCCGCTGCCCGTGACCTTCACCTGCTGGCCGTTGAAGGTGAATTGCGTTCCCTCGGGGACGTGGATTTCAACCGCCAACAGACTGAAATTGACGCTTGGCGGGGAAATGCCGGGGATTCTGCTTTCCTCCCGCGCCTTGAATGTTTCGACCAGATTAGTGTTCGGCGTTACTGTGCCGATAAATGAGCCGTACCTCGGTAAACTCATACCTTTTCCTCCTCACTCTCGTTCGCGGGGTTCTCGGGCTTTTTAAGAGCGTTAAAGCCCATGATTTCATCGTCGGTTTGCTCCGCGTCTTCGCCGGTCATGGCTTTGGCCGTGGCTTCATCCTCGCCGTACCACTTGACGCGGTACTCCCACTTGTGCATCAAGCCGTCGCGGACTTCGCTCATGTCGCGGACGCGCTCTGTTTCGCTGTCGGTAACAACGCTGTCATCCCAGACATAGCTGGTTTCGTACTTGCCCCTCGGGGCGAGGCCGTACAGCGTCGCCATCGTGTCCATCGCCAGCATCAGCGCGTCCAGCGCCGCCTCAAGGCTGCGTTGTATGGCCGTGACCGTGGCGTAGGTGCGTTGCCGTGCTATGCGGATTTCGGTTGCTGTCCGCGCCTCGATGTTGACGTCGGCCAGCGTTCCCCTCGAAAGCCCTGTCAGGTTTTCAATCTGCATCAGCACTTTGTTGAGGCCGTTGAACAGCGCCGTGTCGCGGATTTCCGGCGAGAACGTGTCCATGATTTTCGAGCCGGTTTGCTTGTTCGGGTCGAGCTTGTTCATGCGGAAAAGGCGCTCTTTGCCGGTCGGCAGCCGCACCTTGTTTCGTTCGTCCGTGAAGATGTCTTCCGGCGCGTCGATGGCAAGCTCGCTGCCCTCGTATTCCCACATGATGCGCTGGTACTGTTCGTCCGCGTCTTTGATAAGGTCGCTGGCCTTCGCATAGATGCTCACACCCAGCGGGCTTGCTGGGTCGATGGTGTTCCCGAGCGGGATGCGGAAGTAGGCAAACAGCGGATGGTCAACACCGGCGATGGTAACTTCCGGCTCGATGTCATCCCATTCTTCAACATCGGTCAGCGGCACCTCCGTTCCTGCTGCCAAGTCGCGTGCCGAGCCGGTCGTAGCCGTCCCGCTGTTGTACTGCCGGAATGCCCTGTTCGTGATGCGGTAGCCCTTGTCCGTGATTTCGTGCATTTCGTAGCGCAAGAAGGTCACATTCTCGCGGATAATGCGCTCGACGAATACCGCGCCGGTCACATTGCCCCTGCTGTCATACGAGGTCGGCAGGAAGTCCCTTGCCTGCACCACATCCACGGCGAGGTTCTTATCGTCGAGGTAGGGCTTGAACACGATGCCGCCGGTCGCGCAGGCGTACTCCGTCGTTCGCTGTAGCCGGTCGATGGTCGGCTGCATTTGGTCTTCCAACCACTTGCCGCGTTCGTCCCCTGTGATTGTGATTTGCGCTTCGAGCGTTACCATCGTCGCCACTTCTGCGGCAATGAGGGATGGGAGGTGCAAGCTCTGGCGCGGGGCGTTCAACCACGGCACTTCGTTCTTGTACATTTCTCCCCAGAACTCGATAGCGTTCATCATCGCGTCCGTTACAACAGGCGTGATGCCCGCCTGCGTGTAGATACTCCGATTGAACATCCTGTTCATCACGCCCCTTACAAATTGCCGAAACCTATCGAGCATCGGCCATCAGCCTCCGTTCCTTGATTGCCGTCGAAACATAGTAGCGTAGCGCGTCCATCGCATGGTCGTTCTCCTTGATGGGCTTTTCCTCGCCTCGCTCCGCTGCTGTGTCGTCCCAAACGTAAGCGCAGATTTCCGCGAGGGTATTGGTGCAGCGCTTGTGTATCATCAGCCGCCCAAGCGTGAAAAGGGATGCCACCTTGCGGATGCCGTTCGCCACGCTGTTATCCGCGTCCCTTATCTTGAGGCCGCTGCCCCGAAGCGCCACTTGGAAGCTCTCTGCCGACGGGTCGATGTACACATATCGCGGCGGCAAGGCTCCATTCGCTGCAAACTCGACCAAATCGTCGGCGTACTGCGCATCGCTCTTTTGCCGCTGCTCCGTTCGGGAGTTGAAGTAGTATTCGTTTGCCACGATGCTCCTGTAGCCGTCGTCGTAAACGTCCAAAAAGGCGCAGGCATTTCGCGTTCCGTAGTCCACCGCGATATACCGCACCCATTTCCCGTCCCGTATTTCCTGCTCCGTCGGCAAGGCGCTGTCGTCGGCTATCAGGTTGTCGTTGAACATGCTGTAAATCACGCCTTCTGCCAGCACCCACCGGCCTTCGATGTACCGCTGGAAGAATACGCCCGAGTACATGTTCCTGTATCGGTCTTTGGTTCGCTCGCTCAGCGAAAGGTTATCGTCCATCGTGAAGTGCAAGTAAACATAGCGCTTCTTCGCACATTGGTTTATCCATCTGGCCTTGAACCAATGGATACGGGAACCGGCGGGGTTGCAGTTAAACCAATGCTTTGCGCCCTCTACGCTGCAACGGCCTGTCGCCTGATTGACAAAGCTCTCCGGCATGAGTGCGGCTTCGTCGAACAGCACTCCGGCCAGCGTAATGCCCTGTATAAAATCTTGGCTGCGTTCGTCCCTTGCGCCGAACAGGTAGAAGTAGTTGACGTGGCTGCCTCTGGTGACAATCAGGACGTTTTCGCTGCGCCTGTCCATGACGGCGTAGCCTCTGCTGCGAGCCATGCGCTTGAGGTCGTTCACGACATTCCTGCGTACAGCGCCGATGCTCTTTCCGCAGATGGCGAAGTTGCTCCGCTGGAAGCGGTACATCGCCCACATCAAAAAGCTCAATGACATGCTCATCGTCTTGCCGGAGCGGATAGCGCCGTCGGCGATGATGCCGTCCATATCGTTGTACTTGCTGTTGTCCATCCACCACGTCAGGATAAACCGCTGCCGCTTCGAGAAGGGCTTGAAGCGGAATAGCGCTTCGCTACGGCTCGGGAGTATCGGGGCTGTCTGGCTCAATACCATCCCCTCCTCCCGCCATACCATTCAGCGCTTCGATGAAACCGTCGTCCGGCTGTACGGGTTCGTCGTTCTTAACGCGCTGCTCGAACTTGAGGCGTTCGCGCTCCAGCTTGAGCCGCCCCTTGTCCGTTTGGTCGTAGGATGTCACGGCCTCGCCGGAGATTTCGAGGAGAAGCTGCGCCGCTTTGAGGTCGCCCTTGATGGCCTTCTGCGCCACGGCCAGTATCGTCATCATCAGCATGTTCACGTCTTCGCTCGCCGTGTCTACGCCCATGTTGGCAATCGTCGCAAGGACTTTCGGCGGTAGGTTCGGCTGCAACGCCAGCACGAAGCTCGCCATTTGCTTCATCGTGCGTTTCCTGCGTCTGGCCTCTCCTGACGCGACGCCGCCCTTCGCGCCGTTCTTCTCTGCTTCCTCTTTGCTTCGACTGCCCTTTGTGTACGGTATCAGGTTCTTCTCGTTCGCCACGTCACCACCTCATTTGCTTTTCTGACGGCCTGCCCCGCTCTTACCGTCAGTCGGTGGCCGCAAGCTCACGAAGCTCGTATAGCTCCTCCGCTCGATAAAGCCGTTTGAGTGTTTTCCCCGCGTTAAAAAGCTGCCGTATGAACTCCTTATCGGCCTCGCTCTGGCAGACGATGGACACGTTGAAGCTCTGGATTACGTTGTCTTCCGCGAAGTCCTTGTAATCCTTGTATTCATCCGCGTCCACTTTCGTCGGCTCTGCGTCTGGCCGTCCATACCCGAATTGCTCTGCCTCGTTGAAGCCGGTGAAGGCGAGGTCAAAATCATCGTCGTTCAGGGCGGTCATTTCCTCGCATAGCTTGTCATAGTCCCATCCAGCGATTTCTGCCGTCTTATTGTCGGCTATGCGGAATGCCCGTATTTCCTCCGGCGTAAGCCCTTCCGCGTAGATGCACGGTACTTCGTCCATCCCAAGCATCATCGCCGCTTTGAGGCGTGCATGGCCGCTGACGATTACGTCGTTTTCGTCGAGGATGATAGGGTTCTTGAAGCCGAAAGCCTTTATGCTCTTTTGGAGCTGCAACGCTGTCCGCTCGTTCTTCCTCGGGTTATGGGTATACGGCGTGATGTCGGCGGTCTTTTTCATAACGACCTGTAGCCTGTTTGCCTTACTACTCTCCGTATCCATACTTTCTTCCCTCCAATCAGTCTTTTATTTATATATATAATATACAGACTACACGCCGCAGCCTTTACAGCCTCCGCACCCGACGTAGGTCTTTGAGCTGTCGTATGTGTACACAACATCGCCGTTTCCATCCCTGCCGTCGGGTTTCATCACGCCCTCGAACAGATGGAATGGGCTTTGCCCTGCGTAGGGGTTGTTCCAGAGGTATCGCAGATAATCCCGCATGGACATAAACTCGAACTTTGCGCGTCGCTCAATGCTGTTCGTGTTGTAGCCTTCTGCCCTTACCCACGGGAAGTCCAGAAAAGCCATATCCGCGTCTATCTCGCTGAAATGCACCTTGCCGTTCTTCCGGCATAGCTGCAATGCGTAGCTGAAATTGCCTCGGGAATACTCCCAGCCTTCCGGCAATGCGCAACAACAGCTATTGTCACAGGCCTCTTTGAAGTGCGCGTCGCTGACGTAAAACCGCATTCCCAGCCGGTGGCATAGGTCGTCCATTTCTCGGATGTATTTCTCCTTGATTTTCCGATTCAGCCGGAGGTAGCCGCTGCCGCTGCTGTACCGCTTGTAGAAATCGAAAATATCAAAGCCGCAACATTCGCTGATGGTTTCGTAGCCCTTCCTCGCGCACATGCTCCGCGTTTCGAGGCAAAAGAACTCCGTCGTTACCGCCGTCGCGCCTGCGTCGTGAGCCGCGACAATCAGCTCCTTGTAGTCCCTGCTGCTTACCCCGACGATGAAAGGCCGGAGGCGAAGCGTCGCGCCGCCCTTGTTCATCTGCGTGTAGGCTCGCATCGCGTCCAGCCGCTTTTGCGGCGACGGTACGCCCTGCTCAATCTTCCGGGCAAATTCCTCGTTCAGCGTGATAATGCTGAATTTCATGTTCCAGTTGTCCTGCCCGTCGAACAACTGCGTGTATCTGCTGTCGTGGAACACCCATGCGCTCTTTGTCGAGAAGCATATCGGGTAGTCCAGCGCCTTGAATATCTTGAGGCATTCCAGCGTTATGCCGTACTTTCGCTCAAACTCGTCGAATTGGTCAGATAGGCCGCCCCATTGTATCGGCCTGTGCGCCCTTATCCATGACGTAAACTGCGTTTCTTTTTCCAGCATGAATATCTTGCGTATCTTCTCGGGGTCTACGCTCTTAACATCCTTCTGGAAATAGCTCTCTTTGGCTTTTCCGAGGCCGCGCTGGTACTGGCTAAAGCAGTACACGCAACCGAATGAGCAGTTGGAGTAGGTGTCGAACGTGACCGGCAGGCTGCAATCCGCTATCTCATTCGTCCATCGCGGGCTGCCATAGCTGTGCGGTATCTTATCGCTGATTGCTGCCAAGTGGTTTCACCTTCTTTTCTCCGACGTATCGTAGCTCATTCTGCCGCGTGGCGTGGGGCTTCACCAATTCGGGGTATCGTTCCAGTAGCATCCGACAAGCCCCTGCGTTTACGCTGTCGCCTGCCGCCTGCCACATCTTCTGACAGCCGCCTTTGATTTTGTGCCGCCGGTCGATTGTCGTGTCGTTGAAACGGACGATGTTATGGCCGTCTTCCACCATCCGTAAACTCAGCTCGAAATCTTCCTTGAGCCGGTACTCTCTGGCGAACCTGTATTCCGGCGCTTTCTCAAACGCCATAAAACACCCGATTATCAGGTTGTTCACCACATACGTTTCATCCATGAAGAAATCGTTTTTGATGGGGTATACTCCCCACATGATGGCGTTCTCCGCTGTGCTGATGGTATATCCGCGCTCTATCATGCTCTCAATGGCCTTCCGGCTATCGAGCGGTTGTAGCTTCCCGTTGGATAGCCTGTAAAAGCCCTTAATAGCATCTGCCAGCATGATTACTCGGGTATCGTTGCCGAACATATCCAGTAGGGTATTGCGGTTGTCTGCTATGCAAGTACCATCCCTGTACACTATCCGCGCTTTCCGTCCATACAGGCATTTGTATTTCGCATAGTCCGCTTTATCCTGCGTCGATATGTTTATCATATCCTGCCCAAAGCCGAGGTTGGATAGATACTGCAAACACGCTTGGTTATCTGCCCGTCTGTACGACGGTATGCAGAATACATAATCCTTCATCGCCCGAATCGCCTGCGCAATTCCGACGACGAAAGACCGTGGCTTCTGTCGTTGAAGATTATCGGGATATGCCGCTCCTCGCATATCTTCCTGCCGGTGAAGTTCGTGCCTTCGTACTCCTTCCCGACAAACCGTAGGTCGTAGTCCAGCATTCGCAAAGCCAGCTCCAAATCCTTCTCGCCCTGCAGCGGCACGATTTCGTCCACGCCCTTGCAGCTCCAAAGCCTATACCAGCGCTCAAATACGCTTTCGATGGGGGCTTTCTTGCTCGGTCTGTCCGTCGGGTCGCATATCAGCCCGACAATCAGATAGTCGCAGTATTTCCGGCAGTTGCGTATCATCGCCTGATGGCCGGGGTGAAGCAAGTCCCCAACGACCGACGTAAATCCTCTAACCATCTTGCCCTCCATAATCCCGCCTGTACTCGTCGAGAAGCACGGCGATTGTGTCCCTGACCTTCTTCCGCTGCTCTGCTGGCCGGTATTTGAAAATGCGAATCCAATGCGTGATTTCAAACAGCCTCACCAGCATTCGGTCTACCGCGTGTACCATTCCGTCGAATGCCTGCCGGTAGTGTGAGATGTCTGTCTGGCTATACCCAAATCCGTACTCATAGCCCGTCAACGAGAAGCGAATCTTGGCAAGGTCGAGTATGTAGCTCGAAAAGTCGCCCTTGTAATTCGGGTCTATGAGATACAGCTTGTCGCCGTTGGCTATGACGTTTGAGAGCGCCATATCTCCGTGCGAGAATGACACCTTCGCGCCGATTGCCCTTGAATGCTTCGCCAGCTCTGCTGCAACCTCGCGGGTGTCTTCGCCGTCGTCATGGCTGTACAGGTTTTCGATGTACCTTCCGAGGTCGTTCGCGCTGTCCTTTTCATCCGCAAACCTGTATGCCGTGCTCACAATCTGCCGTAGGGTAAGCTCCGTCAGCGCATCCGATAGCGGCTTCCCGTCGATATGCTCCATGTACAGCGTGTCGAGCGTTATGGAGTAAATGCGCGGGGTGTTGATGCCGCGCATTGTTTCCGCTCTGCGATACCAGTCGTGTTCCTGCTTCGCTTTCGGGCTTTTCTTGACCACTGTTTTGTCTTCGAGAAAGACCTGCGAGCCGGAGCCGCCGGTGAGCCGCTTGAAGTCCGCTTTCAGGAACGTGTCGAGCGTCATGGCCTTGTCGTCGATATACCAGTCCCCGAGCGGCTTTCCGAAGATAAGCTCGTCATACTGTACGCCGTGTCGGTCGAGCCATTCCGCGAGCACGCCCTCGTTGCGCTCCTTTATCAGCTCCAGATCCCCGTGGCAACTGTTTTGGCCTCTCGCCGTGTAGAGCTTTATGTAATACCCCTGCTGCTTGAGCCGGTTCAGCTTGCCGATAACCTCGACAACCGGCTCTGCGTTCGGATAGTCCCTGTTTTTGTGGACGCATATCACGTCGTCGATGTCGAATACCAACGTTCTTTCCATCTGCGCCTCCGTTACTCCGCTTCCTGCATTTCGCGGATGCTCGCCACGGTGTAGCGCTTCTGCAAATCGTCGGTTTCCCCGATGATTTCCTTGAGCAGCGCTTTATCATCGTCGTTCTGGCAACACACGATGCAGACAAATTCGCCCGTGTCCGCGCTGCCGGTCGCGTCGTCGTCTTCCTCCTCCTCGGGTTCGTCTTCCTCCTCGGGTTCGTCCGAGGGCTGCTGCACCGTCGAAAGGTCGATGCCGTCCAGCTCGAAGTCGTCGAAGCCGGTTTCCGTCAGGTCGAAGCCGGTCTTCTTCAACTCCGCAAACTCTTGAGCGAGCGCTTCGATGTCCCACTCGCTGTCTTCCTGCATACGGTTGTCGGCCAGCCGGAAGGCTTTGGCCTCGTTTTTCGTCAGGTCGTCGGCGCGGACGCAGGGAAACTCCGTGATGCCAAGCCTGACCGCCGCCATTACTCGGGTGTGACCGGCGATAAGCACGTTATCCTTGTCGATGATGGCCGGTACTCGGATGCCGAACGTCTTGATGGACTGTGCAACCTTCTCCACCGCATCGGCATTCTTCCGTGGATTGTTCTCGTAGGCTTTGATGTCCGCTATCGGAACATATTCGATGCTGACGGCGTTGTTCTTCATGGCTTTTCCTCCCGCTGCGTTTCGGCATGAAAAAAGAGTATCCCGCATCACCTTTCGGATAGATGCGGGACGCTCTCGTATTCTGCGATGGGTTTCTCCCATTGCCCGTTGATGTTATCATAACACACTTGAAAACGCCTGCCAAGGGTGCAAATCCGGCGCAACGGAGGGTGCAAATCCAGATTTCACGCCTTTGCCGTCACTCTGCCATCTGGTAAATCTTTGCGAGTGCGCGGTTTTTGAGGCGCTTGAGCGTGTCCTTCGACATCTGCGTGCTGTACTTGCTCTGGTGCTGGGCGATGACGTTGTTCCACGTCATTTTGTCGATGACCTGCGCTTCGATAATCCAGCGTTCCTTCTCGGTCAAGCCCTTGAGCCACGCCTCGACGAAGATGACGGTCGGGAGCTTTTCGTCCAACTCCGTCTTCGCGCTTTTCAAATCCGCTTCCAGCTCCTTGATGTCCGCAGGTACGAAGCCGGACGCGAGAGCCAGCCCAATGCGTGAGGTCGGGTCGGATATGCTGCTGCCGTGCGGCATCCCCGACATCCCTCCGCTGCTCCCGACAAGCTCTGCCGCCGGATTTGCCCTGTACACCTTGAGCTGGCGCTCCGCGTTCTTGATAAGCACTTCCAGATGCCCGCACCGCCCGACGTACTCCCTGTAATGCTCCAACATCGCGTCTATCGTTTCCTGCCGCATTCCTGTCCCTCCCGTCAGAATGGCAAATCGTCGTCATCCACCTGCGTAAAGCCCTGATTTGCCATTTCTTGTGTCGGCGCTGCCTGTTGCGGCGCTGCGCTGCTCTGGCCGCCGGATTCCCTGCTTGACAGGAACTCAACTTCATCGGCGACGACCTCGGTCACATACCGCTTCTGGCCGTCCTTCTCGTAAGTGCGCGTTTGCAGCCTGCCGACCACGCCGCACTTGCGCCCTTTGGCGAGATACTTGTTCACCAGCTCGGCAGTCTGTCCAAAGGCGACGATGTTCGGAAAATCGGCCTCCACGTCACCGTTCGCATTCTTAAAGCGCCGGTTTACCGCCAGCGTGAAATTGCAGACGTTTTTGCCGCTGTTCCCTGTCTTCAGCTCAGGGTCGCGTGTCAGGTTGCCGACCAGTATCACCTTGTTCATGGGTATCCTCCTCTTTGCCCGTAATTCGACATTCTGGGCTGCTTGTTTTTGGGTGGTAGTTTTTCCCGTATAACGCAATTTGGACAAAGCAGGCCGCCTTTAAGGATTTTTAAGGACGACCTGCTTGCCTTCCGGCAGTTATCGGTAGCACTTGCCCGTTTTTCTGTCCATGATTTCGATACGGGCAAGTAGGTCGTACCCGCTCTGTTCTACAAGGGTCTTGATCGCTCGGATGAAGGCTTGGACACGTAGGTCGGCTTCATCCATTTCCTTCTGCACGTTTCGTAGTGCCGTGCACGCTGTCGGGTCTGGTAGGCCGCTTGGGTTCCGCAAGGGGATTCCGTTACTCAATTTTGGGTTCCTCCTTCCGG